CGCAATGCCTCCCGTTGTAGGTGAAATTGATCCGAGTAACGCAATGACCCAAAGAACAATTGCAGCTTTACGGCAGCCGCGCGCGTCCACATTGGAAGGCGCAGGACAAGGAGAAGCAACCACGCTTAATCTGTTACGGCGGAATATTAGGGAAATACCACGAGGGTTGTTGGGGCTATCTCCGCTTGACCCAACGAACCCCACAGAAATGTATCGCATCATGTCAACGCCGACACCGTTAATCGCTGGCACCTTTGTTGGTAAACGCGCGGCGACATGGAATGCACAAGCAGCAGCACGCGCTACAGAATTAGAGAAACAAGGCGTTGATGCGCGAACGATCTGGAATGAAACAGGAACGTGGCGCGGCAAAGACGGACAGTTACGGCAGGAAATAAACGATCAACCCGCGAAAATTCAAGATCGCGTTGTGTCAGATATTCAGCAGCAAGGCGCGTTTATAGGACCGTTGAACGAAGCGCTCCAGCATGAGGAGTTGTTTCGCGCGTATCCCAGGCTGGCAGAGGTGCCAACAACTATGTATGCGGCGCCAATGCGCCAAGGCCGTTTTTCGCAGGGAACTATAGAGGTAGGAGGTCCGTCAACTGAACAACAAAAAAGAATAGCGCTGCATGAGACACAACACGCAATTCAACAACTTGAAGGGTTTGCAAGGGGCGGTACGCCAACGATGGCATTTCTAAATCCAGAGGCTTTTAAGATTTTAAGGGAAAAACGAAAAGAATTGACCGCACCACTGTCATTGCAAGAATACAGTAGGCAAGCGTGGGGCATGGAAACGCCAAACGAAGAGGTAAAATCAGCATATAAGCAATATGTACAACAGGTCAGACGTTTAACCCCAGAAGTAGATCGTTTGGCACAAGAATCAGCGGCACGAGAATATTACCTGAGACTTGGTGGGGAGGTTGAAGCTAGAGCAGTGGAAAAACGTCGCAATTTAACACCAAAGCAACGAAGGGCAACATTCCCTGGAGGAGACTTTGACATACCGCAGTCCGAATTGATTATTCGGACAGAAAATCCTGTTTTCGAAGAAGCAGCAACCCTTTTGAGTCGAGAATCTATAAGAACAATGGCAAATGATTTAACGGACAAATTGCGACAACAGGGGTTCAATGTCGAACTTACCCACACAGGAAGTAGAGCTGGGCCAAGTAGTTATTTGAAAATTTATGATCCACAAACTGAGAGATTTCTAGATAGGGACATCAGAATCTCCGGTCACTCTAAAGGCCCGAAAATGGCGCAATTTAGTTATGATATATTTGACGAGGAAGGTGTGCAAAGAGTATTGGATATTGCAGCCGAAATGAGAGCAATGGGGCCATCAGAAACAATGCAAAAACAACAAATGCTGGATAGACTTGTAAGCGAAAAGATTAGCAACGGTTTGACACCTAAAAAAGCATATAAAGAAGCAAAAGAAGAAATAAGTGCAAACTTTGATAAAGATGTACCAATTCCAAAATAATTACAAAAAGCATTGAAGCATGGACGCTGAGACAAGAGAGCGGATCAGGGCGTTGCGGGGGTTTCCCGCAGTGCCTCCAGTTGTACGCGCGATTGATCCAAATAACACAATGACTCAAAAAACAATTTCAGCCTTACGGCAGCCGCGAGCGTCCACATTGCCTGGGTACGGGCAACCGTCAGTGCCGGGAGAATTTCTGAGTGGGTTTGTTGGCAGCCCGCGGCGATTTTCGGTGATGGACCCGGAAGCACAAGATTTGCAGCGTGCTAGGGATATTGGTGAACAAGCAAGCGTTGCAGTTGATTTATACGGGGCTGCGACTCCGTTTGCAGCAGCATCTACGCTTGCACGGCAAGGGCAAATAATGGGGGTTAACCCGCTCAATGTATTTCACGGTTCGCCGTATCGGTTTACAAAACTGGACTCAAGTAAGATTGGCACGGGAGAGGGTGCTCAAACATACGGATATGGGTTGTATTTTTCGGAAAATCCTGCGGTTGCAAAAGGATATAGGGACAGATTGAGTCGGTCTCAAAATCCGTTAACGGTTAATGATAAGGGTAAATTTTCCGATTTAATTACCAAAGAGTTTGGTAACAATAAAATAATTATTGCCGGAATTGAATATCCTACATCTAAACAAATAGTTGATGGAATAAAAGGAGGGTTAATCAAACGAGGAAACATATCAGATGAATTGTATGATTATGCGTCACAATTTCTACCTAAAACGGGTGGGTTTTACACAATTGATCTTCCAGACCAAATAATTGATCGAATGTTAGATTGGGATAAACCGTTACGGAATCAGTCTGATTATGTCAAAAAAGCTCTATTTTCAGATATTGATGAAGCTATTCGCACAACAAAAGAAGCTTTGGAAAGAGCAAGCCCAAGAACAATAGATTTATTTAAAGAGGACTTGAAAAAACTAACCAGTCGGCGCAAACAAATGGAATACATGTCTGCAAGTGCCTATTATAAAGATTCAAATTTTAACAGAACTGGCAAACCACAAGATGCATCTAATCAACTTCGCCAAATTGGCATTCCTGGCATTAAATACTTTGATCAAGGAAGTCGGGCAGCTGGAACAGGAACTCGCAATTTTGTGGTGTTTCCTGGAGAGGAAGAAGCAATGACTATTTTGTCGCGTGAGTAATAACGCAATAGTGACATGACCCGCAAATCAGTGTCTTTGAGTATCGGCCGCGGCGAAAAGTTGCCTGCAAGTCAGGGTGCTGGGCTGACGGCCAAGGGCAGGGCCAAGTACAACCGCGAGACGGGCAGCAACCTGAAAGCTCCTGCGCCGAATCCGAAAACTGATGCAGACAAGGGGCGCAAGGCGTCGTTTTGCGCTCGGATGGGTGCCGTTGCGGCGAAAGCCAAAGACGGCGAACGCGCCAAGGCGGCGCTTAAACGATGGAAGTGTTGATCATGCCAAACAAACCTGGACTCTACGCAAACATCAACGCCAAGCGTGAGCGCATTGCGGCCGGCAGTAAGGAAAAGATGCGCAAGCCTGGTGCTCCTGGTGCTCCGACCGCAAAAGCGTTTCGGGACAGCGCTAAAACTGCAAAGCCAATGAAGGGCAAGTATTGAATCTATCGGAATACGTTCCGCGTGAAATCTTTTTGCCGCTGCACAACCGCAAAGCTCGCTGGGCGGTTGTGGTGGCGCATCGGCGCGCGGGTAAGACTGTGGCGATGACGGTAGATCTTGTCATTGGGGCGCTTGAGTGCAAGCTGCCTAAGCCACAGTTTGCCTATCTTGCGCCGCAGCGCGACCAAGCCAAGCGCGTAGCGTGGAGTTACTTGAAGGATTTGACCAAGGACTTTTGGTCGAAGCCACCTAACGAGTCAGAACTCAAAGTCACCATCAACAACGGTCATGGCGAGCAGAGCACCATCTTTGTGGCGGGCGCAGACAACTACGACGCGCTCCGAGGCATGTACTTTGACGGCGCGGTGCTTGACGAGGTCGGCGACATGCGGCCATCGGCGTGGTACAGGGTTGTGCGCCCTGCGCTATCGGATCGAGCGGGGTGGGCCATCTTTGCCGGCACGCCATCAGGCAAGAATTTGTTCTGGGCGCTGCGCGAGGAGGCGCGCATCAATCCTGCAACGCACTTGTTGATTGAGCTGCCCATTACGGCTACTGACGTCTTGCCTGCGGAGGAGGTTGCTGCGGCGCGTGCGCAGATGACCGAGGAGGCGTTTGCGACCGAGTACATGTGCAGCTTTGAGGCTAGCCTGCCGGGCGCGTATTGGGCAAAACAGATAGCGCAGGCTTACGAGGAGCAACGTGTTGGCGAGCACAAGATCGACAAGGCTTTTCCGATCCACTTGGTGGCTGACCTTGGCTACACGGATAGTTGTAGCTGGTGGGGTTGGCAAGAGACGTTTGACGGGCTGCGCATCGTTGAGTTCTATGAGGCTGACGGGCAACCGATCCAGCATTACATTGACTGGATTCATGAGCGGCCGTATGCGGTGGGGGATGTTTGGTTGCCGCACGATGCGCGGGCTAAGAGCTTGCAAACCGGAAAAAGCATCATTGAGCAGTTTCTGAATGCTGGCATCCGGCCCAACCTTGTGCCCGAACTTAGTTTGCAAGATGGCATTGAGGCTGCGCGTTTGATCTTGCCTGACTGTTATTTTGATGAGGGCACGACTTACGAGGGCATACAGCACCTGCGCGCCTACCAGCGCGAGTACGACGAGCGCACGCAGACGTACCGATCGCGGCCCAAACACGATGCGCACTCGCATGCTGCCGACGCCTTCCGCTATTTGGCTCTTGCCGCGCGTAAAAAAACTGTGCGTGCTGCGCGCGATGCGCATAAGCCTTTGCTGCAGCCGCTTGCGCGGTACAACTTTGCGCTTGACGACATTTGGGATTTGACTGACGCGCACGATGAAAGAAGGGTGGGGTGATGCACAGCACAATCACACGCGCAAGCGACTTTTCCGCAACCCCGGCTGGGCTTGCCGAGCGTTGGTCAATGGAGATCAAGGCTGCCGAGCAAGAACTCCACAGGTTTCACGACGACGCAACGCGCATCGTGCACCGGTACCTTGACAAGCGTGACGACTTTGGTCGTGATGAGTCGAGAGTCAACTTGTTTTGGTCAACAACCAAAGTTTTGATGAGCATGTTGTACGCACGCCCTCCGCGGGCTGATGTGGGGCGTACTTACCAAGACTACGAAGACGATGTGGCGCGGGTGGCAGGAACGATTCTGCAACGCCTCCTTAACCGGAGCTTTGCCGACAACGTGAGCCAATGGGACTCCAACATTCGACAAGGTATTGAGGATTGGTTGACTGTCGGGTTTGGGCAGGTGTGGCTGCGGTACGAGGTCAAAACGGAATCGTATCTAATTCCAGCGCAAATTGACCCGTTGACTGGCGTTGAGTTGGCGCCTGAGCAGTTGGCCGAACGCATTGTCAACGAAGACGCGCCTTGCGACTACGTCTACTGGCGCGACTTTTTCTGGTCGCCTGCGCGTACTTGGTCTGAGTGCCGGTGGGTGGCGC